CTACTTATCTGTTTCATCATATTGTTTAATCAATTTCTTGTACATATACAGTAAATTATAAGTATGCACTATTATTTCTACATTAAATTTATTCTCAAACCTCTTTATAGTAGCTCTGTTACACTGAGTATCTAACAGCAAATCAAATGAGTTTTTTTCTCCTTTCAAGTATAAACATAATATATTTTGTTCTTCTCCATATTTCTCTATTAATGAACTTATTGCTAATAATGCAGATGTGATTTCTTTATCCATTAATTCCATCTCCTTTTTAGTTTCTACCTATATAAATTTCAAAAGAAATGGAATCTAACGAAAATATTTTAAATTATTTTATTTCTCTGTATTTATTATATGAAGAAAGAGAAAAATCTGTCTGTCTCATGATCTGCTTTTGAATATGCTTGAACATTTCAATTTTTTTATGTCCTTTCTGCATTCCCTCTTCTCCTTCTTTCACAGCGTATCTAATATCAGATATTGACTCATCTAATACTTTGTTCATCCATACTTGAAAGTCTTTGTATTCATCTAAATCTGCTTGTGTCTTAATTGTTTGATCAAAATGATTACTCATAACCTTTCTCCTCTCGCTTGACTATTCGAACGTGCGTTCCTATAATATACCATATACGGAACAAACATTCGAGTGAAGGAGTACATATATGGAAGATGACAATACAATAACTGATGATGATATTTGGGGATTGGGAGAAAGTAGCTTGATACTTATGGAGAATGAAATCGAAGAATTACTAAAGGAGCCTACCGATGAAAGAAGAAGTGAGACTATTAACCCCGGACAAAATGGGATATAAAGATAGAGGTATAATGAAGTGGCAAGGGATGATTTTATCGGAACAAAAAGATTATATAAGGAAGATGAAAGCCGAAGCTCTTAAAGCTGACATCCAACCTAAAGAGGAAATGACAGAGGAAGAGATTGCTGAGGTACTGTATACGGCATACGTGACTAAGTTACCCGTAGTAATTCAAGCAGCTATACTAAAAAATGGCCTGTACTATCCTGATGTAATTGGAATGGTAATGGGTTTTGCTCAAAACAAAGTAGTGCTTGATGTTAGAAAGAAGGATGGTAGTAATGTAGAGAAAAGAGTCACGTTAGATATGATTCGAAACGTAGAGTTGTATGATATACTGAAATGGAAAAAATTATCTAAATAGGAGTAGTAATTTATGAAAGTAAATAAACTATCAAAAGTGCTTTTAATTATGTTATTCATACTCATTGTTTTAATCATATCTAATGATACTATCTTAGACTTCCTTTTAGAAGATAGAATGTTTTCTCTTTATGGTTCTATGGTAGGTGTTTTGGGTTCTTATTCATTATTCAGATTTCAGTTAAAAAAAGAAAGAGAAAAAGAAGAATTAGATAAGCTCCCATTGTTATTCTTGAATAACATTAAAAGTAAAATCAAAAATTTATTACCAGGTCAAGATCTTGTTCAAAATGGAATGTTTTTGAATGATAGTGGAGTTTTTAGTGAGTTAACATTACCTCTTATTAATGCGGGTAAAACTGCTATAACTAAAGTAGATTATAACTACGAAGTTAAAAATTTGGATCATATTAACTCCATTATAAGTCAGGAAGCACGTAAAGATATTAGTTTTTACCTATCTAATAAAAATGATATATTTGATTTTGATAATTTTTCATTCACACATAAGAACCAAAATCATTCTATATATCATATAGCGGAAAACCTTCCCGCACACAAGTATATACCTGTAGTAATGCCAGGAGAAACAGTTGATTTACAAGTTACTTCATTTATTAGTCTATTATGGAATTATATGTTGTTACCCTACCCTATAAAAATCAAACCTGAAATTGAACTTGAAATTTCTTATATAGACTTTCAAAATAAAAAAAACTTTATTCTTTTTAAAATAGAGTTGTTTGAGGTACAAAAAAAGTATAATGACGAAACAACTGACATCATTTTTGAAATCCATACAGAAAAAATAGATAAATAAAAAAAGCCCCCGATTATGGAGGCTTACTTACTTTTTATAACTGGTAGAAATCGACTAGTTTAAAATGTTCCGTTGTTCAATCGTCTTTGCATTTCTCTAATTAAAGCTGAAGGATAAGAAATATATCCATCCACAGGTGTGCCATATTTGCGTTGTAAGGCCCTAATCATTGTAGACTTGTAAGAAACTATTCCATCTACTGGTGTGTTTAGGTCGCGTTGAATTGCTCTAATAAGCGTTGAACCGCCACTACCGTAGGATGTGCTAAATATATATCTAGTATTATTATTTTTAGGCTGTCCGCTGATAATTCCGTCTACTGGCGTGCCATAGTGTTTTTGTAAAGCTTTAGTGGTATCAGATCCCAACGCACCATCTTCTTTTAGTTTTGTTGGTTTAGGCGCTGGTTTCGACTTGTTAACTATTGGTTTAGCAACTGGCTTAGCCTCTACGTTAGTATTCAAAATAGCTTCCACTAACTTTCTAGCATACTCATCTACATGATTAACTAAAATATCCGCTTCTTCTTTATGCGTTCCAAATCCTAATTCTACCAATCTATAGTTCACGCCACCTTTTGCCGCCATTCTAGCGTTTCCTAAGTTAGTCCGTGCGCTAATTCCTTTTTCGCCATATGCTGCAAAACGTAACCCAACCATATCTTTGATTACATCTCTTAATCGTAGATCAAGTGAATCTGGTTTGTAGTTACCCCAAATAATCACGTGGCCATCTTCTGATCCAGGAGTGAATGCATCATAATGGAATTCGATTACCTTAGTATCTTTTCCGTAGCTATTAGCCAATTTAACGAGATCCCCATAATGCAATACATTATGTTCTGAAAAGAAAACGACATCTGCGCCTTTTGGCAAATGTCGTTTCATTGCGGGAAATAGATTTTCTTTCATATATCTGTGTTCGCCTTTTTTGATATATCCTGTTGCTCCTGGATCGAATGATCCATCTGGTTTCAATCCGTGTCCTGCAATACATAAAGTTGTCATATTATTTTCCGCCTTTCGTATTGACTACCAAGTCATACAATCCACTTGCGGCTGCTCCTGATAAAAATCCAGCTAATCCGTAGATAAAATAGTCTGCTCCCATCGCTACAGCAAAGATAATTCCTACTACAGTACCAGCTACTACAGATACATGAGGTAGCCATTTATTATTAATTTCTGACTGTTTAATTAGTTGGATTACAATTCCGATAATCGGAGCCATTACAAACGCTATTCCTACTGCTTCATTCATTAAGTTTTCCATTGTTCATTTCTCCTTTTAAAGTGTTTTTTAATCCGTGGATTAAGTCGTCTTTCTCTTCGATTACATCATTCAACCGTTCGATTTCTTCGTCTTTTCTTTCTATTTCTTCATCTTTTAAATCTATTTGGTGTTTATAAAAATTTTCCTTCTTTTCGTTTTCTTCCTTCATTAGATTAACTTCTTGTCTTACGGTTTTTAACTCTTCTCTTAACTCGTTAACTTGGTTTCTTAAATCTTCGTTCATTGATTTATATTGATCGTAAAGGCTATTTGCGTTCTCTATATTCGTTTTCGTTAGTGTGGTTTTGTTCGTCCATCTACCTACTAAAATAGTTCCAGATATCGAAATAACTGCCACAAAAACAGGTATAAATATCTCCATCAATCTAACAACTCCTTAAGTGCTATTCCAAAGCATAAAATCACAATGAGATAGCAATAAGCATAAAGGGTATTGCTGACGGGAGACATAAGAAACCCTGTACCAAACAACGCCCATAGACCTGTTAACATGGATATTGATATCACTCTCAAGTTTTTAAGATTGTAGAATATAGATAGAATTTTTGAAGAAGCACTAATGATAAATAATGTTGCGAAAACGCCATTACTAAATATTTTTCCAATCAAATCATATAGTTCATACGTATTTATAAATTGTGGATTTAAAAACATAATAAATCCGAAATATATAGAAAAAAGCGAGACAGCAAGCGCATCCCACTTTTTTAAAATTATGATTAGTTGATTGTATTTCATGGCTCATCTCCTTTCTGGGTAAATATAAAGAAACAAGCTTATTCGCTCGTCTCCTCCGCTTGTTTAGCTGCTAGCCTGTCTTCTGTCTCCCAAACTAAATTTTGAAACTCTCGTTGGTCATTTCGTACTTGTGTTTTGTTCGCTTCGTATAGATCGACATTTCGTATCCTAATCGTAACGCTATTTCCAGACCCAGATACGTTTTCTACTGTAACATTACAACTAAAGCTTACCGCTGTTTCTTCTCCTATTTTTGATTCTGCTTGTAAGGTTGCACTTTCTTGTATATTTGCCAACATTATTTATCCTCTCCTTTTAGTATTGGTTGTAGTGCTGATAATTGTCTTATAGATAATTCTAAATTCTCTAGGTCACTCTCTTCAAAGGTCTCAAACGATACTTCTTGTTCTTCATTAATGATTTCTGTACGTTCTTCTTCGTCGTCTACATCCTTTAAAGTTTCAGACACTACTTTCAATTTATTCTCTAGTTCGACCTTCAACTTAAACAACTTAAATTTTAACTTACCTTTGATTGGTTGATCTAGTAATTCCATTAACACACCATTAATATTAGCTATTTCATAGTTTTTCATTATCGTTCTCCTTTTAATAATTTGAGTTCTGCTTCTAACACTTCGATTCTTTCTTCATTTGATCCAGCTTTTAAATAGGCTTTGCTTGCTAACTTAGTTAAATTTTCGATTTTAATATTGTGGTCTGCAACAACAGGAACCAATGGAATCCATAAACGATCATAGTAGATTCCTTCTATTTCTCCATCCACATAATCTACGAAATTTGTTAGTCCAGCTTCAGCGACTTCTTCCGCAATTAACCCATAATATCTATTTAAGGGATTTACGGAAGATTTCATTTCTGCTTTGTCATACCATGACTTGATTTCTAATGACATAATCGATTTACCTAAATCGAGTTGGTTAGTGACAGTTTTAATGTCATCTTTATATTTACGTGCTGATACCGAAGTTCTTATGTCTCCTGAACTCGATATCGAAACATTCGCTCCTGATGAGGTTGTTGCTTCTCTTATTGCGGTAGAACGAACATAACGACCACCACTTGAATATTTTCCTAACAGAAAATCTCCTAAATCCGTTCGATAAGCATTCAACTCAAGAACATCATAAGCGTTATTGGCATCTACATTTCGTGCGGCGATAGTATTGCCTTCAGTAGAAAGTGTACGATAAAAAGAAACTGCATCTGAGTAAACTGAAAACGCACGACTTCCCCAAGCAGAAAAATGCATGAATCCAGGAACAGACCATTCCATCCCATCCGATACTGGACCTAAACGTTTAATAAAAGCACCGTTATTCAATTGGATACCATCAACGCCAAAAAATATGTCGCCATCCGGTGTAAACACACTCAACCCGGAAAAGTTAGCTTGTATGCCCATAGTTCCGCCGTTTTGTAAAATCAATCCGTTACGAGGGGATAAAGCTCCTTCGTAAAGCCCTTGAGATAACAACATACTTCCTTGTTCAAGAAATACTTGCGCAAGTTCTCCGTTTAACTGTCCTTCGTTATAAATCGAACCAGATTCAATGATGGTTTTAGTGTTTGTTCCGGTTGTAATCAATCCCGCAGAACTGATTTGAACCGAGCTCGTTATATCATTCCAGTATGATTGAATAAACTCAGAGCGATTACCTACAATATTATCAACGTTGATATTGATAATATTCGCTACATTACCATCAATCTTACTAATTTTCGCACTGTCTATTGAAGCATTTTCAATTACTGCCCCAGGGATGAACGTCTGAGTTGCATCAATTACAACTTTATTTGCGCTCAACATAATTCGGTCATTAGCATCAAATAAGATATTGCGTGAGTCGATTAATAATTGGCTGTATACGTCGCCTTTTTGCACACGAGCTAATACATTTTCGTTTGTTACTGATAATTGAGCTTCTAACCCATCTACATCATTGGACAAGACTTGAAATCCATTCGCAATAGTCGTCACTCGTGTTTCCAATCCATTCACAGGATCGCTGACGGTCGATTGCAGACCAGCTATGGTTTGTTCAGTCAAACTTAATTGTCCAGTAGAAGGATCAAATGCTGTATTTCTAAAGCCATCAAGGAATTGTTCAGCTAACGTTAAACGTCCGTCAGATCCAGTAACACTTGTTTCAAAATTTTCAAAGGTTTGAGTCCACTGTGTTTGAACAAAATCAAAATCTCCATCCAAATCATTTATTCGGCTAACTGTAGTCTGCAAAGTGCCTTCTATATCATCAATATCTAAGTTAACACTGATAATTGAACTTTCCATATTGTCGATCAAACTAGCGTTGCCTATTGCCTGTTGCATTGCGTTATAAGCGTTAGACTCTGCTTGTTCGCTCAAAGTCTTAACGTTACCAAATGCTGTATTTAAGTCAGTAAATCCGCTGTTAGCGATCGTTTGTTGTAGTTGGTCATATGAGTAATCAACATCCAATTTCATATCATCGATTTGATCTTTTTGTTCAGAGATTAATTGAGCGTTTTGATCACTTAATCTTGGGTCACTTACTACACGCCAAATAACACCATCCCAAACTTTAGAGATCGTGTACTGTCCGTCTTCCATAAACCATCTATCGCCGACTTTAGTTGCAGTTGGTTCATCTGGTCCAAAGAAAACCATATTCACACCATTAGCTGCAACCATTGAAACGTTACGAGCATCTTGTGCTTCTTTTCTTGCTTCAGATATTTGTTTACCAATTGTATTGATCCGATCAGAAAGACTTGCTCTAACTTTTCCGACTTCAATCTCGTCGTACCGTTCTAAGTTAACATTCCAAACAGTTCTTACTATTTTTGCTGTGGTATTGATATCAAAATCTGCGAAATAGATTTTCACTTCATCAAAAACATTTAGCTTTTCAACTTCTGCATATTCTTTATAGTCAAGAGTTTTAGATAGGTCTAAGTGAGTCAGTCTAATCGATACTTCTGGAACACCTATATCGTTATTTTCAATATAAGAAGTAGCCAACTGATTTAACATTGTTGCGGTTGGTTTTGTATCATCCTCTACCTCTAAAGTAAAATCTACTGGTAAAACCTTATGATGAGGATACTTATCAGCGTGTTCGCTATGAATCACGCTACCTTCGATAATATGCTCTGCGCCTTCCTTGTCTCTCCAGACAGCATAAGGATAAACTGAGGTAAATGTATTCATAATGTTTTCTTCTTGCTCCAGGTCGACTAAATTACGACCGTAGGCAATCATAGCGTTGGCTTGTCTGCCTCGCTTCTTAAACAACGATATATGGTAATTGTCAAACTTGTATTCGCCACCCCAAGTATCAAGAATAGATCCTTCTACACCACCTAATGCTTGTTTCAAGTTTTTAAACTCTTTAATTGATAAGGTAGTACTATTTGTGGTCGTGATATCACTGCTCATTGTAAATGGCTTGAATGTACCTAATCCATTGCTTTGAGCTTGTTGGAGAGCTGTCTGAGCGCTACCTGATAACGTCACATTTGCAGGTAATGCAATATCTAACGCTTGATTAGAAATATGTTCTGCATAAACAGATACATATCCTTGTTTCATAGACTTCACAACTCGTTTAATTTCGAATCGTTGATCTTTTAATTCATGACCAGCATCAGATTTTATCAAGTTACCATTCTTTAATTGGTTAAATAATCTACCAGTAGTTGGATAATCTAACTCAAGATAAAACTCACCATTCCCTACTTCGGTAACTTTCGGATCTTTAGCTTCTGTTAATGGACCAAGTCCTTGATTAAAGAAGTCAGTTGTTGTACTTTCATATAAAATGACATTGCTCAAGGTAGTAACGCCTCCCAGCGAGGAATCATTGAAACGGATTCTGCACCAGTCCATGACAATGTAAATTCTCCAACAGGCATTTTAGGAAGTGGATACGTATAGAGTTTAGTCCACTCTGGAATACGACCATTGATGTTGACCACTGTATCAGCCAAGACATCAATAATTATTCCAGTGTCAACTCCTTGCAGATTAATGATTTCTTCACCAACGGTTAAGGTCATATCCCCACTACCTAATAGCTTAAATAAAGGACGAGCTGGGCGTGATCCGATATTATTCAATGTCTGGCCATTTGTTAATTGTATTTCTGTTAATCCAGATTGATAAAATTTATAAGGCTTTAATCTAAAATTGATAATTGTTTTTGAATACTCTTGTAATGTTTTCTTTATATCATATTGTTCATAATGTAACGCTTGGTAAACGAAATTAGGATTATCAGAAAAGGTCAAGTCGTGCCATCCTACGTTCGTTTTCAACCAATTAGATACTTCATCTGCTGACTGATTTAAATTCGTCACAGAGTCAAAGAAAACGGGAATTTCACGAGCTAGCCCCTTATATCGTTTGTTGTCTGTTGCAATATCTCCATCCACACCTGATATTTCTTCTAATGTTACATCATACTCTGGACTAACTAACGAAAACTCTGGATCAATCATTAATCCAAAGTCTGTAGATTTCTTCCCTTTATATTCAAAATAAGCTAACCCGATGATAAACTCCCCCTTTCTTGGATTTGTGTTAGAAATGCAAGCTGTTGACTGATTTCTCTTGGATCCATGTCTCCGTAACTCTCAAAATTCATTTCTATTTTAGGTTGCTGACGACTAATTACATTCAACATTTGTCTTAGTAAAGTTTCTAAGCCGCTAAAATCATTATTTACATTAATTGATTGATTTTGTTGCGTAGCTTCTCTAACACGATTCAGATTCTGTATTACAGTAGAATCTTTAGGAATCCCCACACCATTTGCATATTGAGGAATACCAGGAAACATTTTCTCCGTTAATGAAGCTTTAAATACTTTTGAACCTGTTGGTAAATCTCCTAACAATACGTTACGTCCAGAAGGAATGAAGGCTTTACCATTAGGTAACGAAACCATTTCTCGGAATTTAGAACCAACTTGATCATTTACAATTGCCGGACCGCCAGGATGATAATTTGTACCTTTTTCATAGCCAAGAAAACCTTTGACTGCATTACCAACCGTTTTGAATACAGTGGTAAAAGTTTTCGTTCCTGACCTGATGCTGCCCCATGTGTTCTTAGTTCTCTGTAATGAATTCCTTGTATTTGGAGCATTCGTATTTACGTTTAAATTTTTAGCTGATCCAGGAGAAAAGTATTTATAATCCGTTAAAGAATTAATCGCGTTTTCTGTTGGAGTAACTGCCTTAGAATTATTAACTTTTAGTTCTTTCTCAAACTCTGGAAGTCTTTTCCAATCATTGTAGTCCTGTTCAGACCTTAATACTTTATTTAATAAGTCAGTGTTATTACCTAATATTTTCTTATCTTTTTCAGGTAACCCTAACCATCTGTTATACTCCGTTTCAGAGTTTAAAACAGTATTTAGTAAGTCAGAATTTTCTCCAAGAAACTTTTTATCTTTTTCAGGCAGACCTAGCCAACGATTATAATTAACTTCAGACTGAGTAACTGCAGATAACAGATCAGCGTTATCTCCAAGAATGGCTTTTTGTTCATCCGGCAACTCTTTAAACCGATTTAATGATTCTTCAGAAGCAAATATTTTAGACAATAGATCGTAGTTATTCCCTAAAATTTCTTTTGTATCAGGATTTACTTCTTTCCAAATGGCCATCTTTTCTTCTGATTCCATAATCGACTGAATGAATCCGTAATTGTCCGCATTTATATCTTTTATTTCCGGTTCGTATTCATCCCACAAACCAAGATAGCCAAGCGCTTCTGTCATTTTTTCTGGTGAGTTAGAGTACATTAAAGCTTTTTGTTCTTCTAACTCCATCTCATTCCATTTGCCGCTGTCTTCGAGGGAACGAATAATCGTTTCAGAAAATTCATCATTGATGATTGCAGATTTCTCTTCCCAAGACATCCCTTCCCACCATCCGTTTTGAATAGCGGCTTCTCCAATAATCTGTTTAGCGTTAGAATCAAGGTCGGCATTTTTCAATTGGAAACGAATGTGATTCCAGTTTTCTGATTCTTTTGAAGCTTCAATAACTTCTTCTCTAACGTTAGTTTTAACTTCCCCTGTTTTAGGATCTAGAACAATACTATTCCATGTTTCAGCTCCAGTTTCTGCTTCGTCAGCAGTCCAAGAAAGAATTTCAGCATTCTTTTCAGCACTTTCTGCTAATTGGTCAGATAGGGATTTTGCAGAATTGATAATTTCATTATTTTTCTTTAGCTGTGCATCTCCCATTTCTCCCATTGAGGCAATAGTCTGTCCATTTGTCAAAGAAATTTCCTTTGCAATTTCAGGGTACTTTTCAGCAATTATAGCTAGTTGTTGATCGATACCTTGAGTAGTTGCTTCATTCGCTTTTTCCCATACTTTTTCTTGTTCTGCAATAGCTTCATCGCTGTAACCCAACTCTTTAAGCGCGGCTAGATAGTCTTCTTTTTGTTCATTATAGTGTTTTTTCTGCTCTTGACGTTGTTCTCCTAAACTGACTGCCCAAGCCTTAGCTTGATCTTTAGTGGCGTTCTCGACGTCACCAGTCATTGCAGTTAGTATATTTTCTTTTTCTTTTTGAGAAATTTTCAAAGTGTTAATGTAAGCTTCTGATGATTCCCTATTTAAACTATTCAGAATTTTTCCTTCAGCAACCGTTAACTCTCTATTGTTGTTAGCTGCGTTTTTACGAATTTCTTCAATACGTTTATTATTTTCTTCTACAATTGCAAGGGATTCTTCTGCTTGCTTTTTGTCTTCTTCTAATAATTCATTTAGAGATTCCTTTACTGTTTCAGGAAGGTTCTTCATTAGTTCGTCTAATTTTGTAATCCGTTCTGTTAGACTAGATTGAATGGTTTCTCCAAGCTCAACAAAATTATTCGACATATCTTTTTTGTTAACATCGAATCCTTCAGCTAGCAAATTAAATTGACCTTGAGATTCGTTCGTTAGCCGTTGCATATTATCTAAGTTCTTATCGACTACCGAACCAACATCTGTGCCCCATTGTTTCGTACGTTCGGCAGAGTTGTAGGCTTCTTCGCCCCAAAGCTTCCAAGCACCATAACCAACAGCTAATAAACCACCAGCTCCTACGATTCCCCAACCGACTGGACCTAATAGTCCTAACGAAGTCGTCATTGCTCCAACGCCCTGAGGTCCTGAAGCAGTTGCTGCGGCTCCACCAAATTTCATGATATCGGTTGATCCAGTTAATAGTTGAGCACTAAACTCTTTGATCGTTTTCTTTTGAGCTAAGACTCCAAGTAATCCAATCGTTTTAGTCGTCAATCCACCAAATCCAGAAGCTACTCGACCCGTAATACTTAATAGCGGTCCAGCTGCTACCGTCATTCCGATCATTTTTAATATGGTTTTTTGCATTTCTGGATCAGCATCAGAAAAGGCTTCGGCTAATTCAGCAATTCTTTCTATAAATGGACGGGCTACTGTAATGCCATCTCTAAACGCTTCAACAAGCGGTCCACCAAATTCTATTCCAAGATCGATAACTTCATTCCGCAACATTTCAAGTTGTGCCTGGGTTGTTTCATAACGTTTTCTAGCTTCTTCAGACAATGCACTATTTTCTTCCCAAGCATTCCCTGATTGGTCTAACGCTTTCCCAAGTAATTCACTGTTACCAGCTAATCGTAGTAAAGTATCAGATTCACGAATTCCTTTGATTCCAAGATCACCTAAAACGCCATTTAAGTTTTCTCCGTCATCGCTAGCACGTTGAAGTCCTTCAACAAACGCTTGTAATGCGCGAGCTGGATCTTTTTCAAATGCTTCAGCAAATTCTCCAGCAGTCATTCCTGCAACGTCAGCAAATCCTTCTAAATCTTTACCGCCTTCAGAAACAGCATTCTGCATTTTCTTCATGGCCATCGTCATTGCAGTACCACCAGCTTCAGCTTCAATTCCTACTGAACTCATAGCAGCTGCTATTCCAACAATATCCGCTTCAGATAAGCCGACTTGTTTACCAATCCCACTCAATCTTAAAGCTAATTCAGTAATTTCAGATTCAGTCGTGGCAAAGTTATTTCCTAAATCTACAACCGTAGATCCTAACCTATCGAAATCTTTTTGCGACATACCCGTAACGTTGGCCAATCGTGCAAATGCAGTAGCGGCTTCATCAGCTGTCATGTTAGTTGATTCGCCCAAATCAATCATCGTTTTGGTAAAACCTTTAACGTTATCCGTTTGAATCCCTAACTGTCCAGCCGCTTCCGCAACGCCTGCAATTTCAGCATGTGTTGATGGTAATTCTTTGGCCAGTCCTCTGAGTCCTTCTTCTAAGTCAGCGTAGCTATAGACGACATTACCGTTAGAATCTACAACTTCATCATTTGTTTTCTTAACTCCAGTAAATGCAGACTCCCAATCCACAGCGGCTTTAACTGCTAATCCGACACCAGCAGCAATCGGCAAACTAACATGTGTGGTCATCTTATCTCCAAAATCAGACATCTGCTTACCACGTTTTGATAGAACACCGCCTAGCCTATTTAAACCACCAGTTAACCCTTCATTCTCAACTTTCCACCTAGCCATTGATCCAGCATTGTCGACTAATTGTTTGTTGTAGTTAATCAATTGTGATTCAGCATTTCTTAATTGAGCAGCAAGTTTTTCAGTTTGAGCAGTTGGTTTACCATCAACAAAAGAATTGTCATATGATTTTTTGATTCGATCAACCGACTTACGTTGTGCATTGATCACACTAGTTAACCCTCTGTGTTTAGCTTCAAACTTACCAAGCGTGTTACCAGCCAAATCAGCGGCTCTCATGCTTGCTTTCATGTCACTAGCCCAATACTTCACTTCACGCTTTGACGACTGCAGACTCTTCCCAAAATCGGTACTATCGAGTCCTAACTCAACAATCATCTTTCCTAATGGAGCAGTTGTTGCCATAATTCTCCTCCTTTCCTAAGTATTAAAAAATCACCCTAAAGACTCGACAAAGTCAAAGAGTGATACTACTTCTTGCTTATTCTGTTTTGTTTCGGTCTCATTGCATAATATCTCAATTAACAGATCATAGTCCGTTTGTAGTACATCATTTACGGAAAAACCACTTAAATTAGTAACAATTTGTCGAATCAACGAATAAATTTGTTTTTTAACTGAAGTAGCTGTAACGGTTTCTCCGTCTGCTATTTTTTTGTTTCTGGATCGATTCCCATAACAATATTGATGATACCGTCAATCTTTTCTTCAAATTGACGTACATCTAATCCTTTGAGTATAGATTCCGTAGTGACATCCTCGTCGTCAAAACATCCAGCTACAAATTCCACTTTCTTTTTAACACCATCGGTTTGACTTTTGATTTCTTCTTTTTCAAATTTTTCCTGTAAATCTAAGCCATCTAATAATTTCTGTAATGGAATAAGTGTTTGAGTATAAGTTTTCTTTTGCCCTTTATCATTTACCAGATCAATTCTGATTTCATCTGACATTACTTCATCCTCCTAATAAAAAAGAGGGAGATAGACTCCCTCACATTATCCAGCTGGCACTTCAGCTTGTACTGCCGGCGCTACTAGTTCACGTAGCGCTGTAATCGTAGTTTCATCAGCACCTACATATTTACCCATTACCTGTCCTAAAGATTCTCCATCGCGATCATCCTCAATAGGAGTAAATACATAATTCTCAGCTTCAGGAGTATAAGTTCCTTCACCGAGAGTATTAAGTGTTGTATTCTCTTTAGAAAACTTCCCTTTAAAGAATCCTAGCAAAGCTACATTCCCATTCAAATCACTTGATTCTAATAATAAAGAACAATAAGGTGGCTCTGTATCATTCCCAACAAAAGTAATTCCGCTATCAGCAAGTTTATATCCAAGCATGATGTCACTATCTTCATTTTCTAAATCTAACAATCCAAGATTAACTGATGGATTATTAGTACCACGTTGAGATACATAATAAGCTACATCTGATCCATATACTTTCACAGGCTCTGCAGATAATCCTGTAATTTCTGCAGATGTTGTAGCACCTTCATCTTGTTTTCCTTGAATAATGATTTGTTTAGTAACATTTCTATCTTTGTCAAAAATATCAATCGTTGCTTTTTTAAATCCAACTAATACCATAATTTATTTCCTCCTAATAGTCTGTATCATATAATTTTGTTAAACCTCTATAACGCCTTGCATCCACATATCTGTTAACATCTGGGAGCCATTCATCTAATCCTTCAGGTAATTGACCATATCCCAGGCTAAGCATGACTGCTTTGACTTGTTGTTGTATAACTTTCAATTCTTTTCGATCCGTACCTTGAACATCTATCTGAAAAGTGTGTTGTACGTTTAATTCCTTATCACTACCTACAACTCCTGGTAGTGGTGGTCCTAAAGGTTCAATAATCATAAACGTTTTTGTGTGGTCTTTATCTTCTACGTAAACATAATAGCCGATACGGTCAGCTGTAATCTTTTCGTTAATTAAAGAATTCTGAAGGAGTTCTTCATAAATAATCGTTAACATATCTTTCATTTAGTTAGATCCTCCAGTCTTCTTCTAACATCCAAAACATATTGTTTACCGGCCACATCAATATATTTACGAATCACACCACTTCCACGTGGAGAATATGTTTTCCCCCACCTTGTATATCCAAATTCATTTAAATGGACTAATCTGTAACGTTGTTTTGGTCCATTCCAACCAACTTTTACCGTTCGTCTACCACCTCGTTTAGAAGCACGTCCTATCACGACTTCATCAGCTGTGGCTCCAGTATCTTTGTAACTTGATACAGCTTGTGCTAATCCTTCTTTAAACTCTTCACCAGCTTCATTCAAAGCTTTGTTGGCCACTCTTGATACTTTACGTTCGCCTAACTCTGATTCCATTTTTCTAAGCAGTTCTTCAACGCCTTTGATTTCAAAACTCATGACGTCGCCCCCAATAAAATCGTGATGAATTTATTGTTCTGAAGATCTGGACGTACATCCGTGACTTCCCAATCATCATCTTGGAATCTTCGATCATGAATCGTTACTTTATGTTTATTTGTTGGCACATAGTCCATCAAAGGATCCCGAATAACAATGGTGACGCCTTTTCCAGTTCCGTTTGCCTTCATGACCTCTAAGTCTTTCATTGAAGGCTTATACACTTCTGCAGTACATTCAAATAGCTTTGCTCCACTCGACTGAGAAGGCTCTGGTCCATTGCTTTGCTTATCATAAAATGTGACAAACGTTCTCAGATCTCCCGATTCTGTTTTCGGTGGCTTATACTGTGGATTGATCGGCATCTACATCACCATCCAAATCTGTCGCATATTCCAAAGATAAATCAAAAATAATGGACTGAAAATGTTCATGAAAAAACTCCAAGCGGTCATTATAGACATACCTGGAGCGATTCAATATCAATTCAGTTGTTCGTTCATCTGTTTCTGCAGTGGATCCAACTAAAGAAAGGACATCCCGCTTTGAAGCTGCTAGGATATCCTTTAAGTCGTCATCTTCCGCAGTATGAAAGATCTTCATTCGTGCTTTAAATTTCTTGAGTAGCTCATCAGTTACTATTACTTCAACGTTCATAGGTTGTCACCTACTTTTCTTCTCCTGGTTTGTCCAAACGTTCGAAATTCAAGTCAATGTCATACTCTTTCTTTACATTTTCCTGAATTTCTTCAGCGCGTTTAATACTCATCTCAAACGGTTCATTAGCAGCAAATACCTTACCTTCTTTAATACCTTTAAATTTTATCGGACTTTTAAATTGAGCCATGTTTTATTCCTCCTATTTTATATTATCCTGCTGGTACAGTTTCAGTAGTTGTCATATCTAATGTCCAAATAGCAGACGCTTTGATATCTTTTGCTTTACCAAATGCAAATTGTTTAGCTACAAATAACTCTAAATCTTCAAGCGCTAAAGTTTGATCAAATTTATTGATTTTCACACCGCCACCGACATAGGCATCATAACGACCAGTTACAAAAGTTAATGTTTCGTTTTGAGTCATTGCTTCAGATTCGACAATATCCAAATTAAACGGCAATGCTGTAACATATACTCCGTTTTGATTTAAATGTGTATACTGTGCACGTACTTTCCAAGAATCCATTGGACTAACAACCATTACTACTTTTCCACCAACAGAAAGTGATTTCCCATTTTCTTTAGTAGAATGATACTCATAAACAGCAGTCAACTCATTAACAGTTGCTTTTGGATCAGCAAATGTCAAAGTTCCTTCTGCTGCTTTTTTAGGATAAGTTGTAACACCACCAGTGATTGTACCGTTATTGATGTCACGATCTAATCCGATTGGTTTATCTTGGCCATCACCAGTTAAAAAAGCTAATTCTAAAGCAACTGAGAAAGCTTCTTGGATTTGTAAACGTACAAATCTTTCAATCCAGGCAGGACCGAAATCACGTAAATCTTTAGGAATAACTACAAAAGCAGTTAGTTTGTTTGATATTTCTTCTTCGTCACTGAAGGCAGCATCTAATTGACCTTTGATTTCTCCAAATATTTTACCCCAAACAGCAATGCCAGTTGTCTCGGATTTCAAGAACTTCAGACGTAAACCGGCATTTTTCAAACCAATTTTTGAAAGTAGAGGGTGTTCAGTTGTCATATCTTCGAAAATCTCATCAATTGTTTCTTGAGGTAGTAACTTTTCTTCTTTATATCCTACTTCAGTAGTCACTTCGTTAAAGAATTTACGTTGTCCTGCGCTTAATTTACCATCTGCAGGTGTTCCAATTGCATACTGCTCTGCCTCTTGACGAGCTGCAATTTTTGCTTCTTCTAATACATCACTTGCTAATCCGTCGATCATAGAAGCATAGGCTTGTCCTTGTTCTTCTTCATTAGCTCCAGATTTAACAGCAGCAATAAATGCTGCCTTTGCTTCGTTGAATGTTTCCATTCCTTTTAATTTCATTGTCATTTAACTTTTTCCTCCTAATTTTTAGGTATTAAAAAAGAACCTTCCAAATGGAGATGTATTCTCCGCTTGTGGTTCTCTTTTTTCAGATTGATTAATTTTCTCAAGTACAAGATCTGCGATTTTCTCAGCATCTAAGTCTACATTGATTGCGGGCTTAGTATTCTGCATTTCTTTAACTTTTTCAATTACATTCTGTGGTATTAATCCAGCACCAGCATCAGCTACCATCAAAGGCCGTTCTTGGTTCTCGAACATGATCTCGTCCACAAATCCCAATTCTTTTGCTTCATTAGCAGTCAACCAAGTTTCTTCATCCATCTTCGCAAGAACTACTTCTTTTGAAAGACCCGTTTTAATCACGTAAGCATTAGACAAAGAGTTATTTGCCTTCTGCAAAATTTCACTAGCTTTATCCATGTCATGATAATCTCCAGCGCTCATCATAGATACATTGTGAATCATAATCTGACCAACCGGACTAATTCTAGTAGGTTTACCAGCCATTGCAATGATACTTGCTGCGCTTCCAGCCATAACAACATCAATATTCACCGGTCCGTTGTGTCCCATCAAAGCAGTATAGATTTCATTACCTGCATCAACCAGACCGCCATATGAATTAATTGAAATTTCAACTTCCTCACCGTCAACAAGTTTATCGACTACGTCGTTAGGTGAAGTAGCTTCGATTTCAAATAGATCATAGATCCATTTGTCATCATTCGAAATGATTGGACCATTAATCTTGATTTTCAGTTTCCTCACCTCCTTTCAATTCTTCTTCCCTGTAAGAATAATTCTTCGTAACGTAATGCTTATCCATCAAAGGATCGTCTACACGTTCTTTTCCAAAGTCTTCTAACACATCATTTGGACTTAACACACCTGATCCTATAATCTTGTCTATATTTGTTGCCATATCAAACATATCTGGAATCAATATACCTGTAACCTGAATCCGTACGCCATTCTTAAATTGAGTATTAGTCAATAATTTAGCGTTTAATTCATCCTGTAGCTTCTTCACTAAAGGAGCGATACATAATCTCTTGAAAGCTTTCATATTCGAATCTAAGTCTGCCATTTCTCCATGCACTAAAGCACTTGGCACTCCAACGGCACGAGAAACATCATCAATCAGTGATTTCTTCATTTTCGTAACATCTTCCAAAGATTGGTTCGATACACCCATTTTGTTTGTATATTCTTCGTACTCAAATCCGTTCATCCTAGGAACAATTGCTACTGAAGAACTTTTAAAAGACTTATAGATCTTATTAATAAAATTTTGCAGCCGTTGTGTGGTTTTTCCTTCGTCATTAGCTGAACCTTTACTCGGAACTGACACACCAGCACGGATTTGGTTATTTCTCATAGCGACTTCAAGCATACGTCCCATTAGTTCACCATAATCCTTGAATAACCCATCAGTAATTTTATTTAATTGATCATTGTTATATTGTAGATAGATTACTTCATCCATCGTAAAAGAACGTTTGAATTCATAATCATTTACGATGACTCCTTTAAATTTATCCTCGTATATGGCATATGTTTCCTTCACAAAATCATCAGCTATCAATAACTGATTATCGTCTGATAAAATAATAAGAATTTCATTATCCATCATTAATTTGTAAAAAAACTTATGCCAAAATTCTCCAGCTGAACGGCTTTTATTTGGTCGTACATTTAAAATATAATCCCAATCAGTTTTAAGCGTTTCTTTATCTTGTCTAAACTTAATCTTAGCCGTTGACATGGTTCTACCAACAAAGTCCAATACAGAATTGATAGCCATATTCTTTAGATAAGCTCGCTCTGACGTATCTTGAATTAAATCAAGATCAAACATCCAATCTATCTCAGAATTCTTAGTGAACGTGTTCTTCAGCATATCCGTTAAGCTCAATACTTATCACCTCCAATCAAGCATTAAAAATAGCCGTTAGCATGTGCTAGCGACTAAATATATTTATATACAATTGACCAGTTACTCACTGGTTGAGAGATTTGGATCACCTCCTTCCGATTTAATGTTACTCAGAGGTTCAAATATAAATTTAGGGATAACATAATACTTTAATGGACTTTCAACCTTTTTGTTTTTAATAGTAGGCTGAATCAGTATTTGATTAATTATGATTATAAAAATCCAAAATAATAATAAATCAAAAATGCTTAATTTATTATTATTTTCTATTATTGGTCTAAGGATTTTATATTGATTCACTTTATTTCCTCGCTTTCTATTGTAAACGTTTTTCACTTTGATATAATCGAAACGAAAGGAGGTGATTAAAATGTACAAACCATATTCGATTAGTTATGATTTAAACGATCCTGGACAAAAGTATGATGAAGTATTCGATATTATCAAAAACTTTGGAGCTTATATTAAACTGCAAAAGTCATTTTGGTTAGTTAGAAGTAATTTATCCCCACAAGAAATGTCAAATAAATTAAATAAAGTTCTAGATAACAATGATTCTTTGTTTATTTGCGAACTAACAAAAAATTATCAAGGGCGTGCTACCAAGAGTGAATGGGAATTTATAAGAGAATCAATTTTTAAATAGATATTTAAAAGGAAGGGACTTGTATCCTTTCCTTTTTAAAACTCAATTTCATCTAAGACATCGAAAGCATCCTCAATATTAATATTTTCAATTTCATCTATACAGTACATTCCAGCTACTAGAGCTTTAAACCCATCTGTTTTTCTTCTTACATGTTCCTTTTTAGAATATTCTTTATTTCCATCAGGTTTCGTTTTAACCAATACATTATTTGTATACCAACGCATCAAAGGGTTATCATCAAAGATCATATGATTATTTGCAAAAGCATTCTCAATCCTTGGAGCAAATAAACTATCAATTGCTCTTGGGTTTCGAATAATCACAACTTCAAAGCCTTCAGCTTCAAACATCGGTTTCAAAAGATCCATTCTAAAATTATCTGCTACGATCTTATTCACCCCATATAAATACCTCATTTCAACAAACCAATCAATAATATGTTTTGGATCCATGCTGGGTTCGTCCAATACGGTTAATAAACCTTTCTTTTCCCATTCTCTAATTGGAGCAAAGCGTTCTTTTCTTTCTTCAGTTGCTTTTCTTGAATATCCATAGTAAATATCAGCAAAATTTTTCCGAACAAAAGAATGAGTTTTAAAAATATAATCTTCCTTTTGTTTAAAGAGCAATCCACATGCTGCAAAATCTCTTAAACTGGCATAGTCCAAACATCCAATCGCTTCTCTCCCTTCAAGTTCAGGAAATGGACGATTAGTGGCCATAATTTCTTCTCGGCTTGCCACAGATCTTTCAAGATCTACTACTGGTAAGTTCATACGTTTAGTCATGAACTCTTCTCGGTTAGCAGGATCTTCTTCCAGGTCATCGTACTCTTCTAATATCGTCTCGAGCAAACCTTCCGCATAATCCGATAAAGGTTTGTGTAGCATCGGGTTTGCTAACTCCCAATTATCAGAATCATTGACCTGGTCTTCAGAATCTAAACTACACATGAATGGAAAAAGAGCATTGGGACGGCTCGTACCGTTCAATACTCTCTTAGCTTTTTCTTTTAAACTATCCAAAAATCCTTCACGAACATATCCGTCGGTTCCAGTATAGAATTCTCTTGGATTAGGCTTTTTACCTAAACCACTGATATGAACCTTAACATCTTTATTACTTTCATATCTATGAACCTCATCAAAGGCAACTGCTCCATCTCTAAGACCATCTTTTGTATCTCCATTTGAAGTTCTAAACTTGATCTTGCTATCCGTTTTTTTAGAAGTAATAACTGTTTTACCATATTCAAAGGCTTTTTGTAATGTCTTATTACGTTTTACCGTATTGTAGATTTCTTCAAAACTCGTTTTTGCCTGATCCTCAGAGTTGGCAACAATAGAGATATGGTATTCACGAATCCCATGCAATTCAGTCTGTAAAAAGTTGAGCACTACTGAAAGTAACCCATTTTTACCACCTCCACGACCAAAGAACCAAAAGTGTTTACGATAGAATGGTCGGTTGTTTTTTTTGAAAAATAAAAAGACAAATGCAATCAAAAATTTCTGAAACGGATTAAGCGGAAAAAACCACTTCTCACCATAAGAGATGCAATCATCAATCATCTTGTCATTAAAGTAAATATCATCCCGAATTAAAATATATTTTTCTAAGTATTCTACTAATTCGATTCGTTCTTTATTAAATTTAATTTCACCAGTTTTATATTGCTGAATATAGAAGTCAACGTATTTTTGATAAATCATGTTAAATCACTTTCACTATAATCATCTTCATTACTTGTAATTGTTTTGGATAGTTCATCCAGACTTAAATCTTTTCCAAGAGCGATTAATGCACGATTTATTTTAACTTTTTCAGCAATTGCAGGGTTCGGTTTAATAAATTTTTGCGATCCATTTTCAATCGGAACCATTGCACCATACTTTGTAATAGCAGAATTCATTTTCTTGTAAAGTCTTACTAGATCAAGATATCTTTCAACTTTTTCAACTTCCATCTGATCATTTATATCTATTTGTTTTAGCAGCTGTTTCTTCAATTCGGATTGCTTCATCTCACCTACACCCCCCCTAGTAAAAAAATTAACGCATATATCTGGACGATTAACCCTATCCACCGGTTTCCAAAATCAGTTTAAACATTGAAAGTTTTCGACGGGGGGTCTTATATAAATTTATTTTAGTAAACTGAAGGACATTCAATCTCGAATCTTTCAAAACTCTCATTAGCATACCGCTTGGCATCTTCATACTTACGAAAAACTTTAACTAGTCTCCTTGAATCTTGTAGAGACATATCTTCTGTTGTTAATATGAATTCATATAGTATATAAACTACCACCATTCATCATTCCATTTCTTTTGTCGTTTAGATTCTTTGAAATTGAATCGCTTATGTCGTTTGTTATGACAGTCTTTGCATAATGTTCTTAAGTTACTAGGCTCCAAAGATAACTCAGGATAATCTTTCAATTCTTTAATGTGATCAATTTCCAAGATGACTGGCTTACCTTCTTTAGTTATGTCACCTTTGATCTTTACATCTCCATCTTCTTTACACCACTGACATTCAAAGTTATCTCTTTCCAATATAATTGGTCGTAAATCTCTCCATTCTTGAGAGTTGTAAAAGATCCGACGTTCTAACTTACTTAACTGATGTTGCATTATAAATCAGCCTTACTTAATCTTCTCATGATACGTACTTAGTAATGCACGCTGCACTTGAAAGATTCCTTCAGGCCCTAACTGAGTCACATTGATGCTAAGTTTCTCTTTCATAAACTCTTTATTATGTTTCGCGTTCAATGTTTCTTTCATAATGTAGTAATTGATTGATGCAACTTCATCAACAGTTAATCCAGTCAATGAGATAATGTTTAAGATTAGTCCTGCTATCTCATCAATGTTTTTGTTCTCTCGAATCTTTTGTAATGGTGAAAGTATTTGTTCGTTATTGATAGAGTCATCAGACATTTGATCATCTCCTTTTAAGTAAACAAAAAAGAGAACAGATATATGATCTGCTCTCTCTTGCGATTTATTACGTTATCAATATAAAACATCTAAAGCAACAAAAACATACACTCAATGACATAACAATTTTCTAACATACATTATTTCATTTGATTCAATTTGAATTTGTAAGCTTCATACTCTTCTAGGAACTCAAGTCTTCTTCTTAACTCAGCATGTTTTTGTCTAATGTACCCTGGTGAATAACTGAGTTCTTCTGATATCGATTCTAAAGATTTTCCTTCAATGTACTTTAATTTCAATATCTTATGTTCTATTCCTTTAAAGGTATCAACTACTAATACTAATGATTCTTTTAATTGTTCTTGTTCAGTTAATTGTTCTTCAAGTTCTTCAATTACTTTTTCTAACTTTGATCCGTCAGAATCCTTTGTAAGCATCACGTCAGTAAGATCACCTTCGACCCACCTAAACAACTCTTTTTTTGATTTATTTATATTCCATTTTAAATAAACGATTTGTTCTTCGAGTTCAATATAGTTCTTGAGCCATTGAAATTTAATTTTTATCACCTCATCTTTGACAAATGGCGTTTATCTTTGACATCTTTGACACCTTTAAAACGTTATCGTATCAGTGATTAGAGTACTAGCTGTCAAAGATGACTGCTCTTTTTACCCTATATTTTCTTTTATATATTATTAGTTGAAAATTGTTGAGACTATAATATAAAAAGAAAGTGAAAACATCTTTGACATCTTTGACACTACGCTATAAACCTTGCTATGACGGTCTATATTGCTGTCAAAGATGTGTCAAAGATAGTCTGTTTTGTCAAAGATACATCTTTGACAGTAGCGTTTTATAGTACATTTCAGTCTGAAATCAGCAAAATTTATGAGCATTTTCTGCTCAAAACACATCACTTTTGAGCAGTTTTTGCTCACTATCCATTTTTAACAAAAAATTGTTTTCTTTTTCCTTCAACTCTTTTAGTTGTTGTTTCTAGTTTGCAACGATGACAGATTTCTCGACTGAATGCAATTTTACCAAGAGGACTGTAGCCATTCTCAGCACACCAGACATGATACTTTTGATAAACATCTGTTGTTACTTCATTCTCAAATTTAATATCTTCTTTGATGAATTCCAAAATAGGATTGTTTGTTTCTTCGTATTTTTGTATTTCTTTTTCGATTTTCTTGGACGTCGAGAAATTTTTATTTTTTAATAATCGTTGTAATCCATGAATAGCTAATTGAAGTATATACTCCATCGATTCTTCACTGATCAATTTATCTTGTATGAACGGATCATAATCTTTATCTCCAGGACTGAATGTTGCATTGAACGGAATCATCATTAATCGTCTTGTTAATCCTGATGATGTATCATTGATTCGCGGCATCTTGTTTGCTGAGAAAATCATCTTCGAATAATTTTGAAAGTCAAAAGGATCTTTTCCTTTTCGTTCCACATTGACGACTTCACCGGTCGTTAACTTTTTAAATTCTGAATTGTCTTTGATAAATTCTCCAGCGATATCATCACCTAAGTTAATCAACTTACCGAATAACTCAGCTGTTTTAAATCGTTGGCCAAGTTCTTTCAAATCAAGTGAGGCAGTATTACTTTGTCCAGCAAAGGCACGAATCATTTTCAAGAAACTAGATTTACCATTCTTACCATCACCAATTAAAACAAAAGCTTTACCAAATTCATTACGTCTTAATAAAATGTAACCAAACATTTCTTCCATTACTTTTCGTAAAGCTTTATCGTTCTGTGCCAATTTATCTAGTGTTTTATCAGTGACATCATAATAAGCCTTTTTAATATAAGGAACAGGAATCTTATTCTTAATGATAATCTTTGGATCAAAGTTCTGTAGTTCCCAGGTATCTAAGTTAAAGATTCCATTCTTCAATGCTACGTAATTGACCGGTGCTAGTTTCTTCTCTTCTGATTCTAGTTGCAGATAAGCAAGAACTTCTTGACGTCTTGATTTCGTCAATTGAGGAAGATGTTTGATCATGACACGTTCGATATCTGCAGGATTGTCAGAATATACCCCATCTTGGTAAACGTGCAATACATCTACTACCCTTATAATATGATGTTCAGATATCAAGAATTTCGCAAATTTATCATGTAAAAAGCCGTTGCTTTTAGTGAAAAAAGATTCTTTCATAAAAGCTTCATCACGTAAGATCGTATTGATCTCTGATTGATCCAATGGATCTTCTAATACAAATTCATTGATGATTTTAATTGTTTTACGGATTTCATCTTTTCTCATATCAACTGACTGCAGCTTAAGGATGTAGTTAAACAATTCCTGATTACGCGATCCACTTTCAATCTCAGTAATATGATTCTTTCTTTTGTCCATTGGATAGAGCCATTTAGGTAATGGTTCATGTTTCTCTGATTTACGCAGCCACTTTCTCGTTTTACCAGCAATGCGTAAAGGATCAGCTGTGTTTTTCGTTCCTAAACGCGTGGTTACTTGAATACCAATTGGAGAATACCATTCGATTTGATTCGCTTTTAAATCATAACCTTTAAAGTAGGCATGTATTCCTTTAGAAGTTTTTAATACGCTACATTGAAGATTCAAGTGATCTGCTATCTTTAGAAATAGTTTTGCTTCTTCCGGAGTATCGATATCAATCATGACAAAATCATCTGCTAATATCCCAACAAAAGAATCATAACGCCGCGCTGAATGATATGTGATTAGCTTATCCGGGTTGTTTTTGAATGATTCAGCAGCACGTTTCTCTGTGCCTTTTAAATATCCTTTATAAATTTTTATTCACCTGCCTTTCCAAGAGTGCTAGAATAATAAATAAAATGAATGGAGTTGATGATATTGAATTATAATAAATACCAAACCCGCTTTTTTCTAAAATCTGAACAAACAACTTTTGTTGAAGAAATTTTAATACAAAATCCTCTAATCTGTCAGCATTGTCGAAATACTGGCCCCCAAGTATTAGTTGAAGCAGTTGGTACTTTAGGTGACAATGACCGTTACAATGTAATTTCCATCACAGCATGTTCACTATGTGGAAGTAATTCTGTGCATTATTGTTATGCTTTACCAAAGGAAATTGATTATACAGGCGAAGGGGATAAGCCTAATAAATTCAACATAGCAGTATCTTATCCTAAAACACTTAGTACTCACGAGTTACCTAATAAACTTACTGAGAGATATCATCGGTTTGTTAAGGTCTATAAACAAGCTCAGTTAGCTGAAGAAGAAGATCTAGATGAACTTGCCGGAATGGGGTACAGAAAAGCAATTGAAATTCTACTAACTGACTACCTTCTTGAACACACCCCTGAAAACGTTGAAAGCGAATGGTTAACTAATCCTAAAACTACTTTGGGCAATAAAATAAATGTATTACCCAGTGAGAGAATAAAGGGTCTTGCCAAAACTATCTCTTTTATTGGCAATGATGAAACTCATTACACTCGAATTCATGACGATCAAGATATAAATTCTTTAAAAGTATTCGCAAAATCATTAATTAGCGAAATTGACCATGAGTTAGTTTTAAGTGAATCTCAAAGTTTTTTAGAAAATGTATTTTCAAAAAAGTCTAAGAACCAAGATAATTAGTAATCCTCTTCTTAGCCTTATTAAATATTAGTACCATTAAATAATAAAAATTGGAGTTGTTCCATTGTGAGTATCGAAAACCTAAAAAGAGCAGAGGCTTTTTTCAAAATATTTAAAGGGTTAATTAGCATTATTTTAGTTCTTTTTACTTGTGTGCAATACTTTTTTAATAATTCTTTTAAACCTGATCAAGTTATACTATTTATCGGTGACATAGAACGAGCAATATTCAATTTCACTATATTAATTGCTTCAGTAGCAGCATTGGAAGTTATCGCCTCAGGTCTAATTAAACTATATGAAAGTTCTAACTTAAATAATCAGTAACTCTTTTTTTGGCTATTTTTATATACCAGAGGTTTCTATTTCATTTAATAGGAACCTCTTTCAATATTCATTTTCTTTGAGTTTTCACTTACTGTAACCCATCTACAATTATTCGGTTCATAATTTCCATTATTGTCAATTCTATCTATTGATAAACCGGTTTTGTATCCGTTGTTTATAGCCCATTCAAAAAAAGTAATAGGATCCATCCATTCATCACAGACGGTTATTCCTCTTCCGCCCCATCTTGGATAGTGAATATCTTTTTTATTTAAACATCTTCTTTTCATTGAATACCAGATATTGAGTAGATTTCTGTTTTTATTTGTTAAATCATGAGTTGTCATACGTTCAGTTACATTTTGTATAGCATAACAACCACAACTTTTAATTTTTCCTTGTACTAAATGACGACTAGCAATAACCTTGTTATTACCACACTCACAATGACAATTCCAAGTTACTCTTCCTTGATTATCTCTACCTGCTTCACTGATAGCAGTAAGTCTTTCAAATTTCTTCCCCGTTAATTCTAATTTTCTAGACATTCGTATCACTTCCCATAAAATCATTCACTCTTTTTTTTGCTAGATTTATATAAAATGATCTGTCTAGCCAGTCAGGAGTTTTTTCTTTAGTAATATCCGTATTCACGATTCTACATACGTCGGGTGTATAGCTGATCTTACTTGGACGACCGTCTTTTACTTTCATAAGTTGCTTACCGTCTTTACTGGCAAATAGTCTAAAAACTTTTTCATGTCTGCGTTTCTTACCATAAATAGCATAAGAATATTTTCCGGAGATACTGATCACTTTTTGAAAATCAATCAAGTCAGTTGCGTCATTGATTGTTTTTTCAACGGGTACTTTATTGATGAAATACTCAACAACTGCATTATTAACAATGGGTAAATCATTATCCAAGGAATTTAATTCTTTGACGTATGCCCCTTTAGATTTATACTCTCCTTTTGAATCCACAACAATATAATTGTTAACGTCTTTCTGAAAAATCTTTCTATAGTAATCAAAGCTCATACTTAATCTTGTGCGCTGCTCCCATTCATATACCAGATCATCAAATGCTTCAAAATCTCGTTTATTAATGATGACTAGAATACCATCTGTATTGGACTGAACTAATTTCATAGATGGAATGTTTTCTGCTTTTTCGATCATATCTAGGAGAAATAATTGACCAAAGATACAAACTAATAATCGATTTCTTGGATCATACATGGCATTGAATTTATCGCCTTCAGCTCCATAAGTGATATTACAGATTCGTTTATACGGCTCACGTTCTTTTTTCTTACCTTCGCTTTTTAATCTTAAACTGGTATTTAAGATATTCTTGAATTTCTCCGGAGTAGATACGCCTCTTGAAAGTAAATCATACTCAATCATGATCGTTGGATATAGCTGATCAACGTCGGCCATGATCAGCAATTCATCTGGACTACATTCATACATAAAATTTTTCTTTGCTCCATGTACTCCACCTCCTGCAAATACATGATGGACACCTGCAATAGTGGTTTCTAATTGTTTGCTGGAGTGTCTATTTTCATTAAAGAACTCAATGACGTGTTTGTACTTTTCAATATCCATTGTTTCTGGGAAGAAAACTGTATCAGCATCTTCTAATTTCTTTTTATTCGCTCCAAGTATCGTTGCTGATAGTTGAGCCTGTGATTTAGATATATGCTTAAGTGGTAAATTGAACTCTTTGATCAGTGCTAGTTGTGCCTGGAACTCATCATATGTTCGACTGAAGACTTCCATTGTTTCATGTACATCATGTCGACAATAAAAGATGACTTCTTCAATCTCTTCATCTGTTAGTTTACGATCGATATCAAAAGGGACTGTAGTCTCTCTAATATCATGACCCATAAATGCTTCCAACTTCTTCAAACTATTGTAGCGACTGACCTGGGTATCAAAGCTGAACAATTGAATTTTATTGAATTCTCTAGAAAACTCCCAACCCTTTCTCTTTTTAACGATGATCCAATCATTGACTTCTTTGGGATTAAAATCACACAAGATGGCTTTTAAGATGTATCGATCATATCCATTACTGTTATATCCAACCCATATATCGTTCTTATGTTGAACATAGTAGGTATAGAGTTCTAACCGATTGTTAACGATAACTTGTTCTTCCTGATTATCAGTGTTGATCAAAACGACTAACCAGTCTTTTGTGAATACTTCAAAGTCATAAAAGATCATTGAACATCATCTCTATTATTTAATTCATACCTTTTAACTGATACCGCGGCTATCGCAGCACCCACTTTAGTTAACTCAGGATCATCAAATCTCAGATTCTGTCTTGTCATAGCCAAGTGTTCAGCTCGTGTGACTAATTTCAAATTATCTAAATCGATATTTAATTTATTCCCATCTAAGAAAGTCAATATTTTGCCATTTGGTACAGGTCCATTTTCTTTCTCCCAAAGTATTTTATGTTTTAATTTCCAACGGTCGTACCATTCACCTTCATCTTGAACTTTGACTCTCCAGTATCCATCACTTGCGATTACTTCAGTACCCACCGGTTTATAATTCTTTGGTTTTTGGCCAACTTTAAATCTAGTTGCTTTAGATTTTTCAATTGCTTCAGTAGTCATATATTCTGATTGTTTCTGTCCTTTATTTTCAGGTATACGCCCTTTATTAAAATGACCTGTTAAACCACTTTTTATATTATGATTTTTCTTCCAAGCACTTAATTGCTTAGGTGTAATTAATAAACCATATTTTTCGTTTATCCTTTTGGCCAATTCCTGATTTCCAATCCCGACAGCATTTTCTTTAATAAATTGAAATTGTTCATCAGTAAATAGTTTTTTATTAGGTGTCCTACGCTTCCTTTTAACGTTACTTTTAATTTTATATCTACTTTTTAGTGACTTCAGTTGACCTTCAGTTATATTCATATTAAATTTTTTATTAAACATTTGAGCCATATCATAGGTATGCCTTCCGGAAGATATTTTTCTAAGATATTCAATATGCGCATCAGTATATTTATTCTTTGGCATGATTAATCACTTCCCTCAAGCATTCTCGGCTTTTTGGCATTTGCATCTATTGAATTGTCGTAGACAGTTTGAGCTTTTAAGATTGTATTTGCATTATTAACTAGATTTGTGGCTATTTTACTCATTGCATCAGATCGTTTTAATTCCTGTTGTAATTCTTCCTCAGTTAAACTATCATCATTAAGTCTTTCCAGCTGCTCGAACAAATGATTATTTAAATCACCTAAAGTGTTTTTTGTCATGGTTTTCACTTCCTAACTGTGATATTGTAAAAAGAAAAAAGGTGGATTACTTAATGAATGGTATTAATTGGAATCTTCTTCTAACTGGAGTAATAGCACTGACAGGTATTCTGTCTCCACTAGCAACTACAAAAATTAATAATTCTCATCAGTTGAAGATGAAAAATCTTGAAATAAAAGAAGAAGAAGTTATTAAATTTAATAACAGAAAAAGTGAAAAAATCGAAGATTTCTTTGGCCCTCTCAGTAAATATGCTACTATGATTAAATACAATTCTACTATTAGATTGGATCAGATAGCTGAATTCGAAAAAACCTATTATTCAATCATTCCATACTTAACTGATAGCACTTATATAAAATGTAAGCTTGTTTATGAATACTTAACGAATGTAAAAACAACTGATAGTTCAACTAAAAAAGTTGCTATCGATGACCTTATAGATTCATTGAGAAAAGAAATGAAATAGTTAATAATAAAAAGGGAGTTTTTACACTCCCTTATTTACTTTTTAATTAGTCTAGTACTTCAACGATCTCATACTTGTCATAGCCTTTATTCGTTTTGCTTTTATCTAGTACATAGTTCCAATCGTCTTCAATTACTTCTTCTGCGATATCTAAAACCAGATCATTATAATCCCCAAATCCATCAAATACGACTTCATCATGATCAGCATCCCAAATTGATCTAAGCAGTTCATTATTGTTGTGTGTTTGGAAACCAAATGCTTTTTCGTTCCAAGGTTGCATTACACCGTTATAAAAAATCAGCTGTCCTTTGAATTCTCCAGCTAAGATCTCAAATTGAATCTTCAACATTGGATCTCCACCAGAACCATCATCTTTTACTTTTGATTGCCCTAGTTCCATATTTTTGATCTTCACTTCATACTTACCTTCTGGAATCTCGGGATAATCTCCACCACCATTTTCTTCAGCTGCTTTAACGTCATCTTTCAACGCATCTAAATCTACTTGTTTATCGAACTTGCTCCAGTCAAATGTTTGTTCACTCATTATTCATCATCCTCCGTAGTTTCTTCTGTATCATCGTCTTCTTCTGTTTCGTTCCAATCGTTTGCTTCTTCTAGTTCTTCCACTTCTTCATGATACAATTCGCTTTCCATGATCCCTGCCGGTGTATTATATTTAAAGTCCATTTTGACCATGTAATACTCTCCAGCTTTGTTGGACTTCAAGTTGATACTGTGTCCAATCAATTCTTCCGGATATTCTTCTCTTGCTTCAGCGACGATCTTGTTCGCTTCATCTTCAGTTGTTGCAAACCACTCTTCTTTGAATTTTAGTTCTCTACGCATTTGTCAGTTTCCTCTCTGTTTTTAAAATGGCAAATCATCATCAGTAATTTCTATCGGTAAGTCATAATTTATCTTCTCCGTCGACGTCGACGGGTTGTTGGTTCTTCTGCTGCTTCGTCTTTCTCTTCTGGCTTTTTTCTTTCCCGTCTCTTACGTTTTGGTTCATCTGAGACTTCTTCTTCAGTTGATCCTTCTTCTCCTGGAGGAGTTTCATCATCTTCTGGATCGGTGTCTACTTCTGCAGGTTCTTCAGTTTTACGAGAACGTCTTTTACGCTTAGGCTCTTCTACTTCTTCGGTTTCTGCCTTACGACTTCTACGTTTACGTTTTGATTTTTCAGCAATTTCTTCTTGTTGTTCTTCAGTATCTTCCGCTTCTTCTTTTGGTTCTTCTGTTGGTTTTGATTTAGCTGCAGGTTTTCTTTTTTTATTATTTGGAACACTAATATCATATAAATCAATAAACGCATCAGCATCCAATTCAATCTCGTCCACTTTAAGTCCTGGTAAACGTCCTCCACCAAAGACATAGTCTTTTGATTTAAATACGACCTTACGCGTGTCTTCTTCTACTACGATTCGACCAACTATATCAACCATACCTGCAACTTTTAACGCTGCCTTTTCTTGGAGGTTAGGTTTGATTGCAGTGATCTTATCTCCACTCTTCTTAGTTACATCTTTAGTTGTATCTTCATGGCTGATGAAAATAATATTCTCATAGTCTAGGTGCACAACTCGTTTGATCGTACTTAAGAACTCTGTACGTACCATATCCCAAGCTTTAAAGCTGTTATCAGCTTCGTGTTCGATTCCTAATTTGTCATACATATAAAGACGGCATGATTCATAGGTATCTTCTAGAAGATCGACTACTATCGTTTTAAAGTCATTATCTTTTTTCTCTAGCTCAGCAAGAGCATCTTTAAATTTGTCCCATGCAAGTGTTGTGTTCGTTACTCGTCCGGTGCTGCTTACTTCATTTGCAATACTGATGAAAGGAGCATCAACTAATCGTACATTTCCATCTGTATTCAGCATAAGTGGATCAGGAAAATCATTGGCAAATGTTGTTTTCCCACTCATAGGTGCACCATACAACCAAAACACTCTCTTCTGAACTTTTTCTACGTTACGTCTTTCATTAACCGGTAATTGCATTAATATCTCTCCATTCTTATCTTGTATAGTTTCTAAAAAATCAGGTGGTGTTAAGGTTGTCCAACGACCACTTTTCTTTGCATCGATGCCAGCACAACTAAAACAGTTGCCACTTACATTCTTTGAATATTCAGTTGTCCTTTCTATTTCTTTGATTGTGTTATGAAAGTAGACAACTTCCATCTCATCATATTCAATCGGTAAAAAGGTAACACTACTTTTTCCGACTTCTTCTACTATCCGTTTGCGAAAGTGATGTTGATCTTCGGTTTTTCCTTTTCGGATATTCGTCTTAGGAACAAAGAGAAAACCCATCTTTTTAACATCAAAACCATCTTGTTCCAGGTAATGTTTATAGATATGCAGTTGTCCACTCTTTTTGTAGTTCTGGATATTATTCGAATATTTAAAATCTATTACTACACACTCACCACTTGGAGATACTGCTATGAGATCCACATAACCAATATAATCAGGTTTATCTATCTGGTATTCATGGATCAATTCAAAATCATCACTAAATGTTTCCTTGAGAAACTGTTTCACTTTTGGGATAAGAATTTCTAGCTTCATGCTTTCTTCGATATGAGAATCATCAATGATCGAAAAAGAATTCGTATATTCTTCTACTGCAGTTTCATAATCTGTTTCAATTCCGGTGTGTAACGCATGTCCAAGAATTAATGGATTTGTTGCTGTGAAGTTTGGAATCTCTGTCAATTTATCAATATATCGCAGCTTGAAATGATAAGGACAATCTTTGAAAAGTGATACTCGACTATAGCTATATTGAGTCATATTGTCTTAACACTTCCCTTATCTGTGCATTAGATCGTTCTATCCCCTGCATGTAACTCATAAAATCAAATACCTGGTCAGGATCAAGTAACAACTCTGCAGCTTGGATTCTTCGCAGTGCTTGTATGACTGTTGTGAAGTATCCTTCCTTTGCCCATTTACCCTTTTCAGTCAGTTTCTCAATAACTACGTTTTTATCATCATAGTGAACAATTCGAACAGTCTTCAAATCAATTAGTATTGGCTTTTCTTTCTTTGGTTTCTTTTGTTCTTCACTCATTCTAAAAACCACTCTCCTTTCCATTCTTCAAAATCTCTAGGTCTTAAAATATAAGCTTCTCCACCTGATTCTTTGATTTTCTTGATATTGAATAGCTGCAGCTTACTTGGTTTACCAATATCTGTTTTCAATTCGATACCATGAAAAGTACCATCGATGCAGGCAAGAATATCTGGTACACCTTCTTTAGTGAATTGAGATCCAGCCCAATACTTTACATGCCAAACGTTTTTTGATTTCAGATAATCAATTACCTTTTTTTGAAACTGTGACTCACGCATTGTTTAACACCTCTAAATAATCTTTTTCACAAACTATCTCACTCATTAGATACTGATCTCCGACCAGCATTGTTTGTAATATGACTACTGATTCCTGTATTGGGTGTCTACTATATCCACTCTCTCCATACTTACCAGTCGAATAAGTTGGATTACGACCAGAAAGCTGTTTAGCCATTGGGCTTCCCAGTTGATAATATTGAAAAAAGCTTTTAGGATGTGATTTAATCAATGTTCCAGAAACAGCATTGATAGCCAAGCTATTCGACATAGAATTGTTATGGCTTGTATTGTTAAACATTATTTTTCACCGTGATTCTGATACTTGCTTTTCGTTTAGTCACTTTTGGATAGTCTTCTAATAGTTCAGCATATTCAACTGGTTCTGCTTTCTGCATCGCTTTTAAATCAACAGATGTGCTTTCAGAAGCTTCTACTCGTGTGATTTTTAGATAGTCGTTGTCAATGGACTTAATACCATACTCTTCCATTGCAGTTTCTAGTTTCCCTTTCATCTCATCATGCTTAGCTTTTGCCTGTTTTAATTGCTGGTCCAATAATGCATAGTTGGCCATCGTCGGCATATATTGATTTTCGAAATTTGTTAGTTCATTACTCATTCACTTTTCCCTCCTACTGGTTTACGACCATAATTTTTAATTATTGCTTTCAATTCTAAGATTTCTTCTTTTAATTTATCTGATAGTTTCTTATTCCCTTGTTCTCTTGCTACACGTTCCTTACGCCTTAATTCTGTAAGAAGTTTATTATTTTTTAGTCTTTGTTTAATAAATTCATTCATCTTTTTTTCCTCCTAATTCATCAATTAAATGTTTAATCTCACCTTCATGATGTGAGATAGCTTTTTTAGCAAATTCAATCATCATTTCTTTTGGAACATACATTGGAGAGCCCATGTATCTAGAGTTGTATACCCCACTTGAAGAATCATCATCGTTGATTGTAAACTCAATATGGGTTTTATCGTTGTAGTGATTAGACATGTCTCCTAGAACATTATTCAGATCTGTTTTAGTTTCAAAATGATCTTTTAATCGTCCTACTTTTTCTAGTTCAGTCAGATCGTCGTATTTGCTCACTTACTTCATCTCCTCTTTTTCAAATAACTCATCAGAATAATTTTTCTTTAATTTTAATTGCTGATAGATTCGGTGTTCAATGCTTCCATCTACTAGTAAGTAATAGTAGAAACACGGTTTATCTTGTCCGATTCTATGAATCCTTTTCTTACTTTGTTCAAACAATTCTGAACTTTGCGGTAAGGTAAAATAAATAATTTTGTTAGCTTTCTGTAGATTTAAACCAGTTGCTCCAGCTTGATATTGGATCAAGGAAATACTGTTATTTGATTCTTCATAAGCACCAAAGTCTCTACCATCACCATTGACAGTACTGATTGGACGTTCAAGTTTTTTACAAATCTCACGTAAAGCTTGGAATTCATTTTTGAAGTTATAAAATATGATCAGTCGATCGTTGGTACTTTCTATCAAGTCTTGAACCTTCTCCAATTTATACTGGTTTCTCCATCCCGCAAATTGTCTTAAATGAATCAATGCACTTGCCGGAGTATCTCCAATAATGACTTCATCAGGAAGCTCTATAATATGATGTGTATGAAATTCTCTGTAATGTTTGGTGTTACGTATCCTCACATTGATATGATTCATTTTTGGAAGATCAAATACTTCTTCCGTCTTCATAAAAACCGCACCATGTTTACTTAGTTTTCTCTTTAATCGTTCTACATTCTTATAGCCGATTACTTTATAACCGCTATTTCGCTCATCCCATTCGCGTTCAACATAAAGTTTCATAAAAGTATCTTTACTGATATTCCATCCCAATAAATTAACTTGAGAGATCAATTCTTCATACTTTCCACCAGTTGGTGTACCAGATAATAAAATAACGTTTTTAGGCTTTAAGTTTAAGATGAATTTTGAACGTTTTGAGCTAGGGTTTTTAATGTGCTGGCTTTCGTCCAACATCAGTGTGAAATTTGATAGAGCACTAAGGAAAGGACGTCTCCATGCTTTGTCGTAATTGATAATCAAAATACTTTCTTCTGGAATACGATCCCACGCTTGATTCTCATATATGATCACATGATAGTCTGGATAAAAATTTTCAAAATGTTCTTTCCAGTCATCGATTTTAGACTTTTGACAAACGACTAAATTGTAAGGAGTATTCAATTCCCAAAGTTTTTCACTACCAACAAACGTCTTTCCTAATCCCATATCAAGGTAGTATGCAACTCGATTATTTGAATACGTATCATTGAGTACAAGATCTTGATGAGGAAATAATTTTATTTCTGGCATTTATATCAAGCTTCCAAACTATCAAGTGTATCTAATAGCGTTTTTAATTCAGCATCATCTTTGGCAAGTTCATCTAATTTCTTACGTTGAAGTGCTTCTTTTGCTTTGCTATCAATTCTAAGTTTCAATTCTTCAATCTTAGACTTTCTAACTTTTAATTCGGTTACTCGTTCAACATCTAACTTTTGCACTATATATGATTTCGCATTTATTTTGATACTATCAGTGTATTTAACAAATTCAGCAACTGCATACCCATATTGAGTTTCTACGACAACTAAGTCTCCTTCTTGCAGTGATTCATCGATCGTTAGATAATCGTATTGTTTATTTCCTCTATTTCTTTTTTCAAAATCGTTATGGAATACTACTTTAGCTTTTAACTCTTTCATTGAAATTTCTCCTTTTGATGTTATAATTTACGTATCTTGTTTTATCTATGAGTCTAACGTTGCCGCGTTGGACTCTTTTTTATCAATGTGTCCCATAGATGACCTTCCTTTGAGCTTCTCTCACTCGCTTAAGTTTGTAAGACAGCCATTCAAGTTCGTTTGTTTCAGATGCATTTCTATTCCGAAGCATTGATAGCTGCATGTGTCTGTTGATCAATCCGCAAACATATTTGATTGTTGTCATTATTCTCACCTCCTTTCATTGATAATATGGATCGTTCATCCATACTCTTGTATGATTTTCTTCTAACCATTTCTGCATCGGCTTTTTATTGATTGAGTATTTTCCGCCGTCAGCATATTTAATTGGTCCGCCATTCTTCAAATCTAGTTCATCTCGATAATGCGTCAGAACCTCATCTAGTTTCGTTCTTTTTAGTCCTGCAATTTCTTGTAAGTCTGTAAAGGTTATCCAAACCCGTTCATCGAGTTTATCTTGCAACTCTTTAAATTCCTCTTTGGTCAAAACAACATATGCTTCAGGTATCGTAATGGTCAGCTGTGTCATCTATCTATCCACCCTTCAGATAAAGTTTCATCTACCATTTCTTTACTGTCATTCCACAAGTATTTAATAATATGAACAAATACAGGTAAAAATATCAGAGCATATTCACTTCCAAATTCAAGTGAACCACGCCTTTCGTATTCATACTTGATTGCCTTAATCGTTAATATAATTCCTGCGACTATCCACCATTTATATTCCTTAATCCAAATAATCATAATATTCCTCTGCTTTCTCAATTCGTAAAGTTTCAGGATAGATTGGATCCATTACTAATTCTCTATGCATCTTTTCAGTTTTTCTAAATTGAAGCCTATAGCATGGGTACTTACGATTAAGGTATTGATGGATCTCTGCTTCAGTTCCTGTTGTGATTACTTTCTTCGACTCTACGCCATATGCAACGTAACGATTCATTTTCTTTTTCCAACTCCTTTATCTGTTTATCCAGTTTGTATAATTGATATAGCGCGCTAATGACGAAAACTATTCCTGCTAAAGCTAGAAAAAATAAAATTAGATATTGTGTTGGTGTCATGCATCTATTCCTCCTATTCTTCTATCTCAAATCCAGCTAGCTGATTGCACAAGCAGCTGAATGCATTGCTGTTTTGAAAAATAAAATAATGTGTATCGATTCTGGCTTTGATTTCAGCGTGCTGAGTCGGTGTAATAAAATCGTGCTTATTGTTAAATTTCAACGTAACCATTTGATCATCTATTGCGTCATATAGTTCCTTTTCTCTGCTAAGCAGATCGCTCACTTGTTCTAAAGATCTTTTCGCTTGATCAGTATCCACTTCGTTGTTCTCCTTTCTTTGGATGTTCAAACACCGTTTTCTTAATCGTGATCTGACCAAGCGGGTTCTCAGTACCTTTAGCAACGATACTGATTGTTTCTGGTAAATCTCCTTCTGCTTCAACGAACTCGATTAGCGCTTCGTTAAATTTCTTCATGATCGTATCTGCGTGAATGATTACTGATTTTTTCATAATCTGTTACGCCTCCTGTTTTGATTCGGGTTTAACCCGAGTGATATCTAAAAAAATATCTCCTATGTCAACTTGCAAAGCGAATGCTAGACTTTCAATGGTTGAATACTTGGCATTTTTTAATCTACCAGGTTTAGATTCGAATTCGCCTATTGTTGTTGCTGATACACCGACTTTTTTTGCCAACTCTTCTTGTGTCATCCCCCTTAAACCTCGAAGTTGTTTGACAGTATATTTTTCTTCTAATACCATCTATATCACCTCTTTTCTTTAACTTGACTACAGTATACATTCGGGCAAAACCCAAGTCAAGCATTTTATTTGGGTTTATCCCAAATTCATTTATGATTTCAGTTGTTTTATTTGGGTTTCTCCTGTATATTAGATGTAGAAACTAATTTGTGAGGTGCGAAATGAACGAAGAATATTTTTTTGCAAATAATTTAAAATACCTTAGAAGAAAATATAATATTGAACAACAAGAACTTGCTGAAGAATTAGGTAGAAAAAGCGGATCTACTGTAAGTGATTGGGAAAGAGGGAAATTTGTTCCTAGAATTGGCACATTAAGCCAAATTGCAGAACGATTTAATATATCTGTAAATGATTTAATGAGAACTGATCTAACTGTTCACACTCCTATCGCACCAAATATGATTGAAGTTAGTGAAATGGTCAAGATTCCTGTATTGGGAACTATTGCATGCGGAGAACCTATTGACGCTATCGAAAATGTGTCAGAGTATCGCCTGATGCCAAAAGATATGAAGCCTTCTGGAGAATTATTTTATCTTGAAGCGCAAGGCGACAGCATGGAGCCTAAAATTTACAATGGTTCTTTCGTTTTATGTAGAAAACAAGAAGACGTAGAGTCTGGGGAAATCGCTGCGGTATTGGTAAATGGTGACGAGCAAACTACTTTAAAAAAAGTTATTAAACAAGGTGATACAATCTTTTTACAAGCATTAAACGAAGCGTATGCGCCATATATTATTACTAAGGAAAATCCCGCTCGCATCGTTGGCAAAGCTTTACGTGTAGAAAACGAACTATAAAAAAAGACGAAATCTGCCACTAACAGATTCCGCCGGAACTCATTTCCAATATAATTTTATCATATTGGAGGATTACTATGAAGAATAAATTAAGCATAATTATGTGCTTAAGCATAGCTGTATTAGCAGGATGCTCTAGATCCGTATCAAGAGACAAATGGGAATCATTAGAGCCAGGCATGACTATTGATGAGATAGAAGAACAAATAGGCTCTCCAAAAGAAGATATAACTGATCAAAGAACAATGTTAGATCTTACAAACGAGGAGATTTCTGCTTATGAGACGGTCTTATCGACATCTATCTCAATCGGATCTGATAATGATCTTACTAAACCAATGGAAGATGCTTTAATGGATTTAAATGTACTTCATAGTTCTATTGAGAATCAAGAAGATGTTAGAATATATCAGTATGAAGTAAATGATTCTGATAGCACTAACGATTTAGAAATATACTTTTACAGAGGCGAAGTATTCTACTACTCTGCCATGTACGATTACTAAAAGGAGTGATTTTATGAAATTGGGTATGCGCAAACCTAGTGTTAAAAAATCAATCAAAGCAAGAACTACAGGAAAAATTAAACGTAAAGCTAAAAAAGCTGTAGTACCTGGATATGGAAAAAAAGGTGCTGGTTGGGCTAAGAATCCAAAAAAAGCAGCTTCCAATAAAGTTTATAAAAAGACTACATTTTCAATATTTGATTTATTTAAATAGGAGGAATTATATGAAAACAAAATTAGCTTTACTTAGTTTGAGTGGACTTTTACTTATAGGTTGTGGTGACGAAACGGTAGATAATACAGGAAAAGAAAGCGAAGCTGCATCTAGTTCAGAAGTAGTTGAAAACAAGAAAGAAGATCCAAAAGATGAAATGTTAGTAACTGGTGGTCCTTTATTAGAACCAGGTCAATATAAAAATGATGAAGAATTTGGACGTATTGAGTTGCTTAAAATTACTAGCCCTGGAAACGAAAATGAAATTGCGCCTGGATTATTTTTAACTTTAAAAGATGTTAAAGTGTTAAATTTTGAAGATATACCTGAAGAGAACCAAGAATATGCTGAAGCGTATTACGGTTTTAAAGACAGCCAAGGGTATCAATTGCAATTCGAATACACTGTTGATAATCAAAATGATTATAGTATAGACAATACGGTTATAGAAAAAATCATTCTTTCAGACGGGGAACAAGTTACTCGCGATATGTATTTAGATGAAACTTTTGAGCTAGAGGCTAATAGTAAAGCTTCGGGTCAAATAGGCGGTATTGAGGTCCCCACACCTGATATTGATTCTGCTACATTTTATATTAATCCTTACGATACAGAAAACTATGAGCAGATTGAAACAACACCAGTAAAAGTAGAATTTTAATAACAAAAACACACCTTCCCCACTCGCCAAAGTAGAAAGGTGTGTTAGTAGAAATAACCTATTGGATAGGCTTATTTGCTTATCCTTATTATAGCATAGATGAGGATGATTGATAATGGTAGTAAAAAAAGATGAAAAAACAAATACTTATTTTGCTAGAGTATCTTACAAAGACTTCGCAACTGGAAAATATAAAAGAAAATCTAAGTATTTTTTTAAACGTAAAAAAGATGCTGAAAATTGGGAAAATAAAATTAAAGGACAAGTAGTATCTGGATTTAATATAGGGCAAAATCCACTCTTTCCTGAGTTTTTTAAACAATGGGTTAAGACTTACAAATCCGTACCGAATGTTGCAGCTAGAACCCATGAAAATTATCTGACTACACAAAGTATTGTCGAACATTACTTTAAAGATATCCGTATTAAACAGATTAATAGGTTAAGTTATCAAGAGTTCTTAAATCATTTATCACATGTTAATGCCAAATCAACGAATCAAAAAATAAACAAACACATTCGTGCTGCAGTTAGAGAAGCAATCCGTTCACACATTGCTATATCAAATTTTACTGAAGATGTTACTGTCTCAGGTAAACAAGGACAACCAGAAGAAGAAAAGTTTCTTTCTGAAAAAGAAATCAAACAATTAATGACTGCAATCAAAACAGGAATCGACGATAGTATGGTAACTCGGTGGATGGCTATTATGCAATTCGCTGGAGGTTTACGATACTCTGAAGTTGCTGGTCTTACCTACTCAGATTTAAAGGATAATACTTTAAGAATAAACAAAGCTTGGGATTTTTCTAAAAAAGAACTTAGATCAACTAAAACAGATGGTTCTTCACGTACAATTAGAATTGAGCCTTCTGTTGCTAACCTTTTTAGATCGTATATTCTTCGAAAAAAAGAACGTGATTTTAAAGAGTCAATAAAGAATGAGCTTCTTTTTGTATCTCCGTATACTAATTATCCACCCACTCATGCAGCAATGAATAAAAGCTTGTCAAATGCATGTAAGCGTGCGGGTGTTGATAAGAGAACGTCTCACGCTCTTAGACATACACATGTTTCTCTCCTACTCTATCGGGGAATGGATATTGTGAGTATTTCTAAACGGATTGGTCATGCTAGTCCTAAGACAACAATGGAAGAATATTCTCATATTATCAATGAGCTGCAACATAAAAGTGATCAAATCTCCGATGAAATGGTTAGAAATATACTCTAA